TGGATCAAAGAGCGGGTCAAAGATGGGGCGATGCAAATTGCTCTCATAGCTGAAACTGGCAAAGACCTTACGACTGTCATGGTTCCGAGATTGCTTTCGCTCTATCGGGACACTGACAACGACAAACCAACGGCAACATTCAGTCCGGTAAAGATTGTTTGGCCAAGTGGCGCGATTGCCATGGGTTATAACGGCACTGAACCTGATCAGCTTCGTGGCCCTGAATTCGACACGGCTTGGGTTGATGAGTTGGCGAAGTACCGCAAGGCTCGCGAGACATGGGACATGCTGCAATTCACCATGCGTTCCGGTGATGATCCTCGCGTCTTTGTCTCCACGACACCGCGGCCCATTCCGGTGGTTCGTGAGATCCTGAAGGATGACACGACAGTAATCACCAAGGGCAGCACATATGACAACGCTGGCAACTTACCCAAGGCGTTCCTTAGCAAGCTGAAGAAACGGTATGAAGGCACCCGATTGGGTCGCCAAGAGCTGCATGCTGAAATTCTGGATGATCTGGTCGGCGCTCTTTGGAACAGAACCGAGATCGATGATCACAGGGTCGACGTTAGGCCCGATATGCACCGGATTGTCGTTGCCGTGGATCCAAGCGGTACATCAGGTGAGAATGATGATGGCGACAGCATTGGTATCGTTGTTGCTGGCGTTGGTGTCGATGGCCGCGCATACGTCCTTCTCGATGCTACCTGCAAGCTTGGTCCCAATGGATGGGGCCGACGCACTGTTGCCGCGTACAAGAGATTTCAGGCGGATCTGGTGGTAGGTGAAAAAAACTACGGCGGGGCCATGGTGGAATATGTCATTCGCACGGTCGACAAGACGATCAACTATAAGGGTGTTGACGCAAGCCGTGGCAAGCATATCCGCGCTGAGCCGATCGCTGCCCTATATGAGCAGGGCCGCGTCAGTCACGTTGGCAGCTTTGATGAATTAGAAGACCAGATGTGTCAGATGGACAGCACTGGTTACGTGGGCGAGGGATCGCCTGACAGATTAGACGCATTGGTTTGGGCGCTGACCGAATTGATGCTCGAAGACAATACGAGCTGGGAAGGAACCCTGTAATGAGCTTTTTGACCGATGGCCTGAAGAATGTCATGGCCGGCCTCAACACCCTGCGCGACAAGCGTTCTGGCTCTACCTACGAAGAAGAGATCCTCGACACTAGCCAGCTTGTGGCCATGTATCGGTCATCTGCAATCGCACGTAAGATCGTGGATCTGCCAGCTGAAGACAGTCTGCGTGAGTGGCGCGAGTGGAACGCAAGCTCTGATCAGATCACAAAGATCGAGGCTGAAGAAAAGCGTTTGCAGATCCAAGCCAAGATGCTGAAGGGCTCAAAGCGCGGTCGGTTGTTCGGTGGATCTGCGATATTCATTGGCACCGGTGAAAAGGATCTGATGAAGCCCCTGAACCCGAAGAAAATTGGTTTGGGCGGCATCAAGTATCTGACTGTTCTCAATCGAGGGGATTTACAAGCTGGACCAGTAGAGCTGGATCCAAGAGAGGATCTTTACGGCAAGCCAAAGCATTACCGCCTCTCTACTGTCGGCGTCGACACGTTCAACATCGAGATCCATCCAAGCCGGTTTGTCATCAGTCAGGGTGATGAGCGTCCGGATGATCTTCGCGGCGCTGCATTGAGCCTCAATTCTGGATGGGGTGATCCGGTCCTGACGTCCACACTGACATCAATCCGAGACTTCGATGCGACTGTTGCCAACATCGCCAGCCTGATCTTTGAAGCCAAGATCGATGTCATTGGCATCAAAGGTTTCAACGATGGCCTGCGCTCTGGGGGAAAGAAGTACGAACAGCTTGTCCTTGATCGCGCATCCCTGACAGCGACAGGAAAAGGCATCAACGGCTCGATGCTGAAGGATGTAGACGATACCTACGAGCAAAAATCGGCCAGCTTCTCTAACTTGCCGGATATTCTGGATCGGTTCATGCTAATCTGTAGCGCTGCGGCGAAGATCCCGCTCATGCTTTTGTTCGAAACCATGCCTTCTGGATTGAACAGCAATGGTGAAGGTCCGTTGCGGGTCTATTACGACCGGATAAAGGTCCATCAGACGCTTCGCATGACACCTGAAATGAGCATCCTTGATGAATGCCTGATCTATTCAGCGCTAGGATCACGGCCTGACAACATCTTCTACAGCTGGCGTCCACTATGGCAGCCGACACAGAAGGAAAAGGCAGAGACCGGCAAGACGATCGTTGAAACTTTCAAGACTGTTTCCGATTTGGATCTATTGCCGCCAGAGGCAATCGGCAAAGCCATTGTCAATGGATTGACAGAGAGTGGCCTTGCACCAGGTTTGGAAGATGATGTCGCCAAGTGGTTCGAGAGCGCTGAATTCAAAGAGCAACAAGAAGGTGCAGAAGAAGGCGACCTTGCTGAAGCTGTGGATCCCGAGGCGGATCCCGAAGCGGATGATGATGATGACGGTGGCAAGAAGCCGATCGATGACGCGGCACCACGTAGCCTTTATGTCCGTCGCAATGTTCTGAACGGGAAGCAAATCGTTGAGTGGGCAAAGTCTCAGGGCTTCAAGACCACACTGGATCCATCAGATATGCACGTCACTCTGGCATTCAGCCGGAAGTCAGTGGATTGGATGGAAGTGGGCGAAACCTACGGTGATGAATTGGAGATCTCGGCAGGCGGCCCCCGCATCATGGAACAATTCGGCAAAGCGCGCGTATTGCTCTTCAACTCTCATCAATTGAAGTGGCGCCATCAAGAAATGAAAGAGGCCGGCGCGCAATGGGATCATGCGGAGTATCAGCCTCACATCACGATCAGTTATGACGATGAATCGCCGGATCTGGACAACGTGGTTGCGTATCAGGGCCGGATTGTTCTTGGTCCTGAGATCTTCGAAGAGGTAAACGAAAAGTGGCTGGAAGGAGTTACTGAGAAATGAAGTTCACAGACACAGCTGAGCTATCAGGAACCCGCATCATCGATGGCGGGTTTTTGACTACTGAGGCATTCGCTGTCCGCACCGGTATCCAGCTTTATGCTGGCTCTGAGGTTGGCTTGATGGATAGCGATCAATTGGTTCGGGTCTACCGACCTGAAGATGAGGTCCGCAAACCGGCCAGCCTTGCAACATTCAGTCATGCGCCAATCACTCTCGGCCACCCAAAAGATCCAGTGACAAAAGACAACTGGAAGGATCTGGCGAAAGGCGAGGTCAGCACTGAGGCCACGTGGGACGGCAATAAGATCAAGCTGCCCCTGATCTTCAAGGATGCTGATGCTATCGAGGCAATCAACACAGGCACACGCGAGCTGAGCGCTGGATACACATGCGATCTGGACATGACAGCCGGTGTCACTGAGGACGGCCACGCGTATGATGCCGTTCAACGCAACATCAAGATCAATCATTTGGCGCTTGTCCCTCGTGGCCGCGCCGGATCCGAATGCCGCATTGGTGACAGTGCGGATAACTGGGGCGCTACGCCCCGCCCCCCGAAGAGCAACAATGAAAAGGATACCCTTATGGATATGCTCACTGTGGTGCTGGGTGATAAAGCTGCGAAAGTAGCTCAAGCCGACGCACCGATCATCGAACAGTTCAAGGCTGACAGCGCGAAAGCCTTGTCTGATATGCAGACGTCCCACGCGACTGCACTCGAAGCCAAGGACGAAGAGCTTGGCGCCCTGAAGGCCGAAGTCAAGAAGCTGCAAGATGCTGAAATGACACCTGCCAAATTGACAGCGCGCATTGCTGATCGTGTCGCACTCGAAGGCGCTGTAAAGGCCATCGATGAAGAGATTGAAACGGCCAACGTGTCTGATGCGGATCTCCGCAAGGCTGCGGTCGCGTCTGTCTATGGCGATGAAATGGTGGCGGATGCTTCCGACGCTGAAATCACTGGTATGTTCAAGGCGCTCGCCAAGACTGCCAAAACACAAGACACGTTTGCTGACGGCCTGAATAACCGCCAGATCAAGCAGGTCGAATCGAATGATGCTTGGGCGTCGTTCTTGCCAAAGGAGGCTTAAGCCATGGCACCACTCGTTGAAGGTTCACGCACTGCCGATTTCATTATTTCGGAAGCCAACTCCTATCGCTCACGCGATGCTGGAATTGTCACTGTGCCAGCCAACTCCACAATCGAAGCCGGCACAATCTTGGGTGCTATCACTGCCTCTGGCAAATACGTTACCCAACTGGTCGCGTCTTCGGATGGTTCGGAAGATGAAGCTGCGCTTCTCTATGAGCCATTGGTCAACACAACTGACAGCCCAGTCGATTTCGCGGCAACTTTGATTGTCCGCGATGCCGAAGTAACTGGCAGCCAATTGACCTATGACCCAGCTGCAAACGCCGCTGCCATCACCGCATCGAATGTAGCCTTGGCTGCACTCGGTCTCATTGTTCGCTAAAGGAGCCTGATCAAATGATCTCCATGAACATCTTCAAAAACTCTGCATTCAGCGCGGTCGCTATGTCCGGTTACGTGCAGAAAATGGACACTGTGCCTCAGCTTCTGGGGTCACTGGGTATTTTCGATCCAATGCCCGTCCGCACACGCGACATCTTTGTTGATCGCACCGAGGGCAACATCACGTTGATCCCTACATCCCCTGACGGCGCACCGCCTGAAGCTCTGAACAAAACTGGTCGCGATGTTGTCGCGCTCAAGACAACCCGCCTTGCAAAGAAATTCACTTTGTACGCAAGCGAGTTGCAGGGCATCCGTGCATCCGGTTCTGAAAGCGAGCTGATGCAGGTGCAGGCTGAGATCAACACGCGCACCGTCCGCTTGAATGCGGATATGGAGCTGACCAAGGAGCATCACCGTCTTGGTGCGCTTCAGGGTGTGTTGCTCGATGCTGACGGCACGACAGTCATCTATGACTACCGTGATCTGTTCGATGAAGTGATCCCAGCAGCAACCAACTTTGCTTTGGGCACGGCCACCACTGACGTTCACCAGAAGTGCAAAGACATCACTCGCAGCATGGCGCGTTCTGGCAAGGGCAGCCTTGCTGGTGCAAGCGTCCATTCAATCGCTGGTGATGAGTTCTACGACGCACTGACGTCTCACCCGAATGTCGAGAAGTTCTACCTGAACCAAGCGGCCGCGCGCGACCTGCAAGCGGAACAGGGCAAGATCTTCGAGAGCTTCCGTTTGGGCAACATCACGTTCCACAACTACCAAGGCACGGATGATAATTCGACTGTTGCGGTTCCGACTGCTTCAGCGAAGTTCTTCCCGATTGGTGGGCGTGACGTGTTCACAGCGGCTCATTCGCCGCTGGACACGATGGGTCTGGTCAACACTCTCGGCCAGGAAAAGTACATGATGATGATCCCCGACGAGAAGCGGGATATGTTCGTTGAGGGCGAGCTTTACAGCTTCCCACTGCATGTATGTCAGCAGCCTCGCTTGCTGCGGAATGGTACGGTGTCGTAATGAAGATGATTATTGCAAACCCGACATCATCCGCAAAAGCAGTTCGCGAAAAGGGTGGCATCAGTGTCATCAAACGCGGCAAGTGGGTTGAAATGGATGTGAAGCATCTGACCCCAGTAGAGAAAAACGGCCTGAAAGAAGCCGGTCTCTTGATGGGCGACGATGCGCGCAAATGGCTCGATGAGCAGAAAGCTTCTGAGCCAAAAGATCAGGCAAAGCCTGAAGCCAAAAAGGACTAATCATGTACGGTACGGTTGAAGATTGGATCACATATGCGGCGCTTCGGGGAACAACGGTTGCTAACGATGCAGCCTCCCTGCAAGCCCTGCAACGGGCTAGCGACTACATACGCACTCGGTATGTGATCCGTCTGGCGCCGGACTATGATGAAACGTCCGAAGAAGTGATTGAGGCCGCATACATTGCGGCCTCATTCGAACTAAGCACACCAGGTTTCTGGTCAACGGTATTCACCCCGTCACAGACTAAGGTTTTGACGAAGGGTCCGGAAGTCGAGTGGACGCCAATCAAGAACAGCCTGAACGTAGGGGTTGATGGGATGCGTCCAACACATGCCGACATCGAGGCTCTGTTCTATGGGCAGACCTCATATAATCTCGGGCCCTTGGTCGTATGAGTGGCGCGGAGATTGCAGGCGAGATCAAGGCCGCTCTTATCGAGGTTGGCGAAGAGCTTGGCACTGGCGAGCTGGTTGGAAGAATCGTCCGCAAAGGGGCGAACACAGGAACCGATTATGAACCCATCTACGGCGCGGATCTGATCTTCGATTTCACGGTTGTTCTATCGAAGTTCAGCAACCGAGAGCGGGAA